AGGTACTTGTCTTGAGCCAAGATGATGGCCGGAACCATGACCGCATCCTCCACCCCTCCGTTGAGCTGGGTGATGCGCTTGATATAATCAGGGTTGACGAAGAGAATCTCTGCTTGTAGTGCCATTATCGAGGGTTTAGGTAGCCGCGGTTAGGCATCGCGGCTGGGATTTGAGAGATACGCGGGTCTTGTGTTGGTAGTTGGTTTGCTCTACGCTGCGGCTCTGGCAGTTGAGAGATGATTTGACGCGCTTTGTTTACGCTCACGCGCTTGTTGTTGCGCTTGAGGTAGGTGCGACGAATCCAACGGTGCTTGCAGTTAGGACCACCCTTGTACAAAAGCAGGTCGTAGGTGTCTGTTCCGTTTGGCCCAAAGCCGGGGTTCACTGCACGAGCCGAAGCACCACCCAAAGAGGCAGGCCAATTTGCCCCCACGATGTCCTCACGACGGTACACACGCTGAGAGGCCATCATCTTGCTACAAAAGTCCCGTTGACCCGGTGATTCGCCGTCGTACTTGTAGCGGATTTTCACAATGTCGTTGTCAATTTGGCTACGATTTTCAGGTGCGGACTCCGTGTCAGAAGAGCCACCGGGAACACGCATGGCGAAATGCCATTGAGCGTCCTGCACTTGTTCTTGTTCGGGATCGTAATCTCGTTCATCGATGAGCACCCATTCGTCTTCATTTAACACCTCACCCTGCTCAATGAGCCAATCCGCCACATCGTCTCTGAGATGGCATTCCTGCTTCGCTTGGATTTCAATGGCTGGAACCTCCTGCACCGTCACAAGGGACGAAGTACCCGCAGCGGAGAGGATTTGTTGCACCGCGTCCTCTACGATTCTTTGATAGGGTTTGATGACTTGCCTGTCAAAGAGTTCCGAGGCGATTTCAAGCTCTTGCGTATTTCCAAGCTGTCCTGCCGTCTTAACGCCAAACATAGCCGAGCTAACAACGCGATGGCCCACCATAATTTTGTCGGACACCTCGGTCGAGAGGAATTGGTATTGCTTGTCGGCATCGGAGAGGGGGAACGGCTCGAAGTCGGGCTTTCTGTCGGGAGAATCCGAGTACGTTATGATGAACTTACCCGCATTGGTAGCCCCAGCGAGCTGACGTTCGATGTCGTTGCGAATCTTCCTACGTTCCTCACTCGCCGGGACCCCGTTCTTGAAGTGGATGGTGAAGGAAGGAGCGAGTCCGTTCTTGATGTTGTTGATATGGTACTTCCCGATTTCCTTGTCCAGCTCGATGTAGTCGATACTTCCGATGTAGTCGGGCTTGGGGTAGTAGTAGGAACCGGGAGAGAACGGCTTCACATACAAGATTTGAGTGGGGTGCTCCACCTTCATCTCGGGGTCGAAGGCGTGGACCGCAATGGGTTCCTCGTTGTTGTCAGACCAATCCTTCGAATAATAGTACCAGTGACAGTCCTCGTTCTCGTCTACCTCGCCGGAGCGTACGTTCTCGAAGGGGCAGTGGCGTACCTTGGAGATGGTGCTGCGGTCGATGGAATACACAATCTCAAGGGCGAAGCCTCCCTGAATCTTCAGGTCTACGCAAGCCTTGCGGATTTCATCGTCCAAGCCCCACTCCTCAATCTTCAAGCGTGCGTCTAAGTCGTTAGCCTGCACCCCATCGCCGAATATCATGTAGGCGATAGAAGTACACAAGGCGTTATGTGTCGCGCTCGACTTGTAGAGGTCGATGAGGTACTGCGGGAAGAGGTTGTCGTCGCCATACTTCACCCACCCCTCACGGCTGGGAATCTCCGCATAGGAGCGTTCTTCGTATTCTTTGAGCTTCAGTAGTTCCATCACTGGTAATATATCACGTTATCGGGAATCGAAATTGAAGGGATGGTCCATGCGGACTCATCGGCTACCTTGCACGAACCCACCTCGCAGGCTCCCACCACCACCGCATCCAAGGGGTCGAGGTTCGAGGCGGAGTTCTGGCCCCATATCTTGTAGGTATACAACCCCGACTCGGTGAGTAGGATAGATCCAGCCGTAGGGTCGGAGGTGTCGGTGGGTACGATAATCTTCGTATATCGCTCATTATCGACGGCTACGTCAGCGATGAAGTAGAAGTCCTCTCGGGTGGCGTTGTTCACGAGCTCCACAAGGTAGTGCGTGAAGGTAGCGAGGAACTTACGACTCTGAAACGGAGAGACGTAAATCGTATTGGTGGAGGCGTTGGGCTGGAGGTGTATCATCTTTCTACTGAAAAGGGGAGAGCGTATGCCCTCCCCCTCCTTTTGTAACTATAAACGGTCCCAAGGTGCGGCCTCGGTGTTTATGCTGTCGGTGTCAAGACTACGTTCGTCGTATCTGTGGTATCCCAGAAAGGAGCAGGGATGGCTTCCTCGGCAGTGAACTCCAAGGTGTATCCGTTGAGGTCTCCCAAAGCCGTCCCGGTAGCCAAAGAACCACCCGTCAACTCTGCCCCACGGGTGTGTCCCATGACGAAGTAGTTGTCGTTGTTGTCTTGGACGAGGATGCCGAGGCGACCCTTTGCCAAGTTGGTGAGCTCTACGATGTCAGCTACGACGGGCTTGTTCAAGACCAAAGAGAGCACCTGCGTATAGAAGACAGTGCCGTTCTCCACCGATGCGTTGACGGTCTGCGTGAAGCTCGAGGTATTCTTTGGTGAGACGTAATCCTTGGCAATGGTGCCAGCTTTTCCTACTACGTCTCCAACGTTAGCGTCGTATATCCACAGGTCGTCAGTGAAGGAGGTGTCTGCGGTTCCTCCTGCGGTGGTCACAATCCAAACCTTCTTCACCCCTCCGAGGGCATCGCGGCATGGAAGCGAGCGTCCAGTAAGTGTAAGTGTACAAGCCATGATTCAAGGGGTTGTGAGATATGGGGGAGCCGAAGCCCCCCCGTCTCTCGGTTTCAATTAGGAACTACGGCGAGCAACTGCGATGGCAGCTTCGTCCACAATCTGGCAACCGCCAGAGAACTGCATGATGACGCGGGTCACGTCGTCACCAGTCACATCGCGAAGGTTCAAGATGCTCGCGTTGATGTGGTCCGTCAAGAGGTCGGTACCGAAGTACAAGTTCTCACGCTGTGCGAAGAGGAACGTGTCGTTAGGGAATCCAGCAGGCGTGATGATTTCGTAGCCCTTGTAGTTTTGAGCGAATCCGTCAGCCAAGTAGGTCAGCTCTGCCGTGCCAGCGATGGCTTCGAAGTAGAGTTGCTTCATGGCACGAGACATGAAGAGCTTGGTGTTGGGGTCGCCAGCGATGACAGCAGGAACAGCCAAGGCGTTCAAGCGAGTCAAGATGTTGGCCGCTGTGGTAGCACCCGTCAACAAATCCTCTTCACCGGGGGTAGCGGCTACGATTTTGTTCATCAACCCTGCGAAAGAGTTGTACGTTCCCGTAGTTGCACCAGTAGCTGAGTTGTACTTGCCTTGCCAGATGTTGCGCTCGACAGCCTCGGCGGTCTTAGCGGCAACGTACTGAGCCACGAAGGTCGTGAAGTCAGCAGGAGCAGCGGAGTTCTGTCCTCGCATCTGCGTGCCTTCCCACGTAGCGCGGAGGTCTTCGTTGCACACCTGCTCGTTAATCTTCAGAGCGTCGACGGCCAAGATAGCCTCGCCCAAAGTCAACTGACCAGAAGCTGGAGTTGAGAACGCGCAGTCGTCGTTGGCTTGGATAGCCACACCGGAGAACTTCCGGAGAACTGCTTTAGAGTGAACATTTTCGCGGACGGTGATGTATCCGTTTGCGATGGTGTCGGCTGACAAGATAGCAGCGGCCACATAGGGACGTGCCGCTTCTCCGTTGTAAGTGCCGGGGTTTACTGTGGCATCGTTGCCAAACTTGTAAAGACTCATTGGTTTGAGAATTGATTAAGGAGAGCTGACACGCGCTCCTGAGTTGATAGATTCTTGAGGTTGAGAGGCTCACGCTTTACAGATGGAGCCTTATGCTTGAGGCCAGCTTCTGCGGCCTGCTTCTTCATGTCTTCGAGTTGTGCTTTCACGGCAGCCAGTTCCACGGCTACCTCGTCCACGACTTC